AGCACTCATTAGTCGCCAATTATTTGTTTAACATAGCCCACATTTTTTAACACATCAGGATACACATGCTGTAATTTCCATAAGCTAAGAAGCTCACTTTTAACAGTACCAGGATAGTAATGCATGATAAGAGCACTAAAAGAGGTCCAAGTATCAAAACCTTTACTCTTAAACCAAGCCAGCAAATAATCACGCTCCATCAATTGAACTGCTAAAACATTTTGGGTTGTAAAATTCAGATCATTACCATTATACCTTTTTAAAAAATCCAAGTATGTTTCAAAGCGCCCAGAACCAAAAAGCATCTTATACATGTTTTCTGTTAACTCATACGCATCAAGACTTTTATAACCCTTTTTTAAATAATCTAAATAAACATCTCTAAAACCGTTAGGCGTACCAATAAAACGCATTAGATTATTTTGAGCAGTCAAGAACTTAATATAGGTTTGAGTATATTTTTGAATCAACTCCATACTACTCTGATTTAAGTTTTTCAAAAACATCTTCAAGACATAGCGCAATATCTTCATCAACTACTCTAAAATGCCAAAAATCCCAAAGTCTATTTTCTGAAATTTCAGGATAGTAATTCAGAACGATCGCCTTCAAAGCTTCGAATGATTTAAAGCCTTTATCAAAATATAGCTTTAGAATATTAGCAGACTTTTGAGCACTTTCAATCCTTTTGAGTGTTTTAAAATCACGCTGCTTTGTTTTTACGTTTTCATCTAATGGCATAACTTTTGTATATTTGGTTTAAATATTCTGTGAATAATTATAATACAAATATAATACTTTTATAATACAAAAAACATTATTCACATACTTTATTAATTTTTATCATATAAATAAAACATAAATACTTGATTATGTATAACTTAACTAAAAAACAAAAACTCAATTTTATAACTGAAAAAGCCAAAGAACTCGAAGTTTCAGGGTATGAAATAGGAAAAAAAACAGGTTTAAATATATCGGGAGTAGAAAGAATACTAAATGGAAGTGTTAAAAATCCACATGAAAAGACATTAAACACTATAATTGAATTCTTAGAAAGCAAAGTTTTAGGTTCAGAAATTGGCAAAGCAGCTGAGCCTTCCGAAATCTACAACACAGACAAAAATGATTTGAGAGAATTAGCAAACTGCAAAACTGAACTACAAAAACTAACTTTGGAGATCGTAAAACTTCAAGGGATTTTGAGAGCTAACAATATTGATTTTGTGAATATTTTTGAAATCGAATAAATATTTTATTACATTTGAAATAAAAAACGGGAATAAAGATGAATAAAATAGTACTTTTATTACTTGTCAGTTTTTCAGGTTTTGCGCAAAGCTGGGTTTTTTATAAACCAACAGGAGAAATCGCTGCAACAGAAGGAACAGTTGATTTTAATGTAAGAAAAATTTACGGACAAGATTTTTTATACCATAGCTATACCCCTAAAAACAAAAGCATCAACCGAATAGAAAACAATGAGGGAATTTATTCTGTTATTTTTCAGCTTTACACAAAAAAGCCGGTATTACTTTTAGGAGGAAAAACAAATAACGCAGATATTAAAAGCGCAATAGATGAATTTGATCTAAACGCTTATTACAAGAGCTGGGAGTTTAACTACTCTTTAAAAAAATTAATAAAAGAGAATAAACTTACTATTGAACTGATATATAAATCATTTGGTCAACCAAAAAACACTACATCAACATCAGCATCAACTTTTTTGCACTACAACACTCCTAATATTGTTTTTATGATAAAAAACGGATTCGTTGTCGAATACACTCTAATGAACTAACCAATAATATCAAAAAGCGCTTGATCTCGCACCGCTTCAGGATATTTATCTTTGTAATAATTATCTACATCGTCACGTTCGTGGCCCATTAGCTCGCGTATAACATCAGTATCAATATTTAAGGTTTTCGCCATATTTGCAAAGGTATGGCGAGCCACTTTTATACCTAAATTGCCACCATCAGGCAACACTTCAATCTCGTTACGGGTTTGCACAATCACAATATCACGCTGGTAATTGCGCCTAAAACTAATATAAGCTTCATTCTCTTTTTTCCAAGGAAATAGCCAGTCGCCATCAGGTGCGTATTTTGCCAAAATTGCGGCCGCTTTTGGATGTATTTTCAAATCAATACGGGTTCCAGTATTGGTTTTAGTCCGTTCAAAAACAATGCGGCCTTTGCGTATTTGTCGCTTTTTCAAATAATAAAGATCTACCAAATCACAGCCGCCAAAATAGAACTGAAGTAAAAATAAATCAACAAATTTTTGCTTTTCATTTTTCAGCTCCAAATTTTCCAATTTTACCAGCGTTTCACGGTCCAGGTACTTTTTTTGTGAATCAAAGCTTCGCGTTTTTAATCCATCAAAAACGCCAGTAAACGGTTTTTGGTCCGCAAACTTATGCAATAAAATACCTTTGTTGTAAATGGAACGCAAAGTGCGCAAGTACAAATGAATCGTAGCTTTTGAATTTCCTAAACCAATTTGATAGTTTTTAAAAGCCATCAAAATACCATAATCCAAGTTTTGCAAACTCACATTTTTGCCAAAATTGTCAAATTGCGCGATCACATTTTCATAACAGCGAATATTACCCAGGGCTTTGTTTTTTGCCTTCACATCATATTTACCCACATTTTCAGCCACGGCCTTCATTTCGGCAACCAATTTGTTAGCATAATCAATAAATCCAATTTGCGAAAAATCCATTGCGAACAAATCAGCATACGCCTGACCTACATCAGCCACGCCAGATAAAACAATTTTTTTAGCACGAATCTTCAATTCCATGATAATTGGAGCCAAAACATCATAATCCGGGTGCTTGCTCGAAATTGTTTTTCCATCGGCAACAAAATGCGATTCCTGACAAAAACAAATTGTTTTTTCTTTTCGCTTACCTTTGTTTGAAATATAAATCACCAAAGGAAATCCTTCAGCAGTTTGTTTCTTTTGAGTATTTAATCTGATTTCAATCTTCATATCGAGTTGCAAAAAAGTTGCAAAAAAGTTGTAAAAAGTGGCTTTTTGTGGTGGTAAATGTAGGAAATTAAAAAACACAAAAATCATAAAACGCAAAAAACCCACTGAAAACAGTAGGTTTTGAAGTGAAGGCAGAAGGATTCGAACCTTCGACCGCCTGCTTAGAAGGCACGCACGCAAATCAAATACCGCCAATAATAGCAATACTTTTCATTTTGTAAGAACAAATAAATTGTAAAAAAGTTGCAATTAATAAAAAAAGCGATCCATTACTGGACCGCTTTTCTACCGGCAACCACTCCGGAACTTAACACCTATTAAATATAAAAAACTAAAAAAAAACTATCTTTTGATATTCAGAATCGACTTTTTAAAACCAACCATTCCGAAAGCTTGACCGCCTACATTCAAATATTCAGCCGAAATTATATCGCCTTTTCTATTCTGAAAATTCAGATCCAATTGATACACTACTTGGTTGAGTTCTTTATTTACACCAACTGCACCACCAGCCAAAACCCGCAAAAGAGTTTCTTTTTGCTTTATAGGGACTTCAATTGTTTTCTTCTTGATGGTATATCCTGGTGTAACTTCTTTGACTTCACCTTGAACGATTCCTTCAATATTCAATATCACATTTTCATCTTCAAAATTGGTAGAAAACTTGTTAAGCTGGATCGCTTTATTAAACTGTAGCTTTTTAATACTGTCATTAGCTTTTGCAAAATCAGTTTTTAGCTTTTCATTTTCAGCAATCAATTTTTCATCGATTGGGTTTTCAACTTGTAAAATTTCTTTACCAGTTGCAGTGCGTTCCATTTTGGAACTAGCTGATTCATGAGCTGGCTTTTTAGGCACAAATTTTCCTTTCACTTCAGGAACTTCAAGTTTTACTGAACTGTTCGGAATTCCCGAACGGTTGCAGCCACGGAACCATAACACAGCAAACAATAAAACCCATCCTAGATATTTGATTGCTTCTTTCCAAAAAGGACTATGTAAATTGATTTGTGTCATGCTGCTTCGTTTTTAAAATGCGTTAATAATATTTTTCTATGCGCAAAACCGTTGGAATCTCCGTAAGCTTTAGTTTTTCGACCAATATTTATAATGTCGCTAATTGCATCAATATCATCGTTGTCTGCGTGAATATTCAAATTATTTACTTTCCAATATTCGAGTGCTGCTATTAAGGCGTTAGCTTCAATCAGAATCAAATTTGGTTGGCCTACAAAATCAATTCCTGTTAAATCAGTAAGCCATTGAAATTGATTTCGACCCGTGTTTTGAAGATAGCCTCCGCCACGAAAACGCCATCCATCGCCAGAGGCTTCGTCACCGTTACCCATTCTATTCGCATACACGTAATTGGCACACTTTTCTGGATTGCGTAAATACTGCGAAACAAAAGCATCTGATTTACCTCGGAATGGTGTTTTAAAGTTTTTACGCAATCCTGCAACGGTTGTGTAGTATAGATTTTCTCTTTTCAATACAAACCCGCTTTCGTGACCAATTTGAGCCAAGAAATGTGAGATTCTTAAAATGGTATTTAATCCATATTTAACAAAAAGTGATTTGTATTTTTTTGCTAGCGATTTCATGGCTATTCTTTTAAATCGGTTATACTATCCTTTATCTCATTAGCACGCCCAAGAGCTTTTTTTATCAATGCCCAAACATCTAATCCAGTTGCTTTTTCAAAATTTTCTTTAATGGAAACGCCCTCGATAAATATTAAAAGTATTGCGCAAACCTTGGTTGCAAAAAAGGAAACTGAAAACCAATGCTGAAAAAACTCACTCAGAATAAAGAAATCAATTACGTAAAGACAAATAATACACAATTGATACAAGAGCATTTTTGATATTATTTCGCTTAACCTGCGACTGGTGACGAATTTCCAACCTTTGCATTTTACTGATCTATAAATTCCGAAAATCGTATCAAGAACTATGGCAGCTCCTACCGCTAGCATTAAGCCGGTAATAGGTGCAAAGAATAAGCATATTGCTGTAAAGAAGTATATTAGCGTTGTTTTCATGCGGATATTTTATTGATTTTAAAACAGCCACCGCTTTGATGGC